TTAAGAACTTTTTATTTTTTCGAGGGCAGTTTCAAAGAATGAGACTGCTCTTTTTTGGTTTTCTTTTGATAAATGGCTGTACGTATCCATAGTTACAGATATTTTTGCATGGCCAAGCCGTGTCTGTATTTCCTTGTATGGCAGGCCAGCATTAAGCAAGATACTAGCGTGAGTGTGTCGGAAAGCATGAAAGCCTAAATCAGTACAGTTGGCGTTTTTTAAGTGCTTATGTAGGCGGTAATCAACCTTTCGAGTATTGACATAGTTGTCAAAGCTATCAGAGAATACTTTCTCATAGGTTAAGCCAATGTTTCTACCGTTTTCTGCTTGTCTTGCTCGGTAGAGACGAAGCATGAGTACTGTTTTATGATCGATATCTAAAACTCTATAGCTTGATTTTGTCTTAGGAGTGTTTACCTGGTTTAAAATGTTGAGTGTTTTGTTAATATCGATTGTTCCGTTCTGCAGATCAATATCAGACCATTCCAGGGCAAGACATTCACGGATGCGCAGTCCAGTAGCTAGGAGCGTTTTATAAAGCACAGTATCATAGAAATTGATAAAGGTATTTTCTAGGTTATCGAGATAGGAGAGGAAGTTTTTAAGTTCCTGATCTTGAAAGTACTTAATTTCTTGTTTATCTCTAGTTATTTTTCTAGGAATGACAACATCACGAGCAGGGTTATTGTCTAATGCCTGAATAGAAACCCCATACTGTAGTATACGTTTATTTAAGGCATGAAGATGATTGTATTCTTTATACCCCGTTCCGTCCTGATTGTACTCATCCGCCCATTTATTTACCTGAGTTTGGATAATAACAGGAGTAAGTTTATCTAGTTTGTAAGTACCAAATGAGGGCAAGAGGTAATTATTTAAGCAGCCTTTTATCTTTATCTGCGTGTTAGTTTTTATGGTATGCTGGTAGGTTTGCCAAAATAAGTCCACAAGTTCGCTATAGGTTGTTATATGTGAGCGTTGTTTCCGTGTCGAGCCGTTTTTCTCAAATTCTACCTTAACCTGGGTGGCCTTGTTTCTGAGTTCTTTCTTTGTTCGTGCTGATATGGTAGTCTTGACCTTCTTACCAGTTACAGAATCGATACCAAGATAGATACTGGAGCGGTAGACTGCTGATCCGTCTTTTTTCGTGTGTTGTGTAATTTTCATGGTTTTAACTCCTTTTCCATCAGCAGGCAAGCAATTAGAAAAGGTTTTGAGTTTATACCATGCGAGGAGCTACGAGAACTCCTCTATTTTCGATTTTAAGAGGACGGACGGTAAAATGTACCAGAATAGAAAACGAGGTGAATATGGGGCTTATATGGGGTTTGAAAAGATAGAAAAAAGTGTACCAACTAAAAAGCTGATACACTTATTTTCTTGTTGTAACCCTGACCTATATAGAGATACAGGTATAGAGCAGTGTAACCCATAGGGTTTCTTTTACGATAAAAAAATAGTATCACTTTTTAGAAATTTTTACAAGTGTTTCTAAAAAAAGTTTGAAACACATTGATATGTCTTGTTATTCCTTTAGTTCTTGCTTTAATTCATCTAAAGGATAGTTCATTTCATTTGCTAATAACTCTAAATCCTCTTTATAATTTTCACAATGTTTTTTTATAGAATATGAGATATAAACATCTAGATTTATTTTAGCCTTTTTATTGTCAAAATAATCTAATATTTTTGATAATGTATAAAGGTCGCTTTGCCCCAAACCTATACGATACTGAGCAGGTGTTATCTCTACTTTATTATGAAAGGTGTTGTTATAGCGTATCTTATAGATAGTTGACTTAAAATTAAATATTCTTCCGCTATGAGCAGCTCTATTTCTGAAACTATTTACAACATAAAGAGTATCTTTAAAAAGGGATCTCAAATTGTCTGTTACATCTGAAATATCAATGCCGTAGCAAATTGAAATAACTTTATCCTTTTGAGGGCCTTTCAGGAGTTTGAAGATATATTTTAGGTTTCCGAAGGTGCTTTCCTTTAATAAAATCCAAGGCGGAATATGGCCGTGGTTAGTTCTATAATGATTTAAAGGCTCTATATTTCTGTTTTCAAGATGAAATAATTTGTTAAGCAGTATAGCTCGTTCATTAGTTGGCTGGCTGTCGCTCCAAATAGTATCTCCTTGTCGAAAATTTTTATAATATAAATACTGACGTTGTTCTACACCGAAGTCCTCAGCAAGTGTATAAGCTATGGCAGTTCTGAGTGATAATTCTATCTCTAGTGAAGCTTGAATAACACCATTTCGAATACTTTTATCGAGTTCATATAGAGCAGTCAAGTGTTCAAAAGTAGCACCTGGCTTATACTGTTCTCTCGTACTACTGTCTTCTAACAAGAACATTTTGTATCCATTTACTACTTCGTAGTAACCGTAGTTCATCAATACTCTTTTTGCTTTGTCTTCATCTAGAAAAAGTAGATTTCTAGATTTTAAGATATCTATTTGTTTTGTTTCATCTGCAAAAGGTTTCATCAATTCCTCTTTCTACAACGCAAAAGGGCCTCACAAAGTGAAGCCCTTTTGGTGTGATGCTAAGCGCATCTATTCATCGATTACGTTAATTATAAGGGCTTTTTTATATCTTGTCAAGTATTTAATTAAAAAAATTTTTAAAATTTCCGATAGAATCCATTCCCATTTTAGAGTTAGAAGTTTGGTTTTAGATAATTTTTTCAAAAACCATTGTGGCCTGGATACGGTCACCACCGCCTAGTCCTTTGCTTCCGCCATTGGCAGTTGTGATGGTATGCAGGCGATAACCTTTTGAAGCTTGTTTATTGATAACATCTTCTAATTCTGTAAGGTTTCCTGATCCAGTGCCGAAAAACTTTTCTTTCAAAGTTACCTGAAGGACAACGTAGTGTAGTCCATTTAGCCCAGATGCAGTAGAAAAACTACCTTCTTGTTTTACAGAGTCAAAAAATCCCATAGGTGTTACTCCTTGTTAGTCATTATCTTTTTCTGATAAAGATTTAGTTTTAGATTGTGGTAATTTGTTAATGAGTTCTAGTATTAAATGTTTACTATCGTTATCTAAAATGAGGTACTTATAAAGTAAGTCTGAAATTTCTGTTTCTTTTAGTTCATCAAAATCTAGTATAGCATCAAATAATCGTATAAAAAAGTCATTTTCACCAATACCTGCTACAAGAGCATCGTAAGCAGTATTTCCGTGAGAATTAGTTCCGTATTTTTGATTTATACGTTGTTTTATAAGTTCAATTTGTTCAATAGTTTTTTTATCAAGTTTATACTGCTCAGTTGATTTACCTAATTTCTTTTCAAGTCTTTCCTTAGTATTTAGACGTTTGATTAAATTATTACGGTATTCTTCAAACTCTGCTCCACTATTAAAGGTCATAACTTCATCGCCATAACCTAGTAAGGAAGAAACACTAACTCCAAAGAAATCAGCTAAAATCTGAGCTTTTTCTGGTTTGATAGTATGTTTATTATTTTCCCAGTTAGATATTACCATTTTGGATATCGGCTTTTCATTTTCTTTTAGTTTTTCATTTATAATTGTGGCTAATTTATCCTGAGTTATTCCTTTCTCAGTTCTTAAAGCTTTTAACCTATTTTTTATTGTCGCCATTTTATCACCTCAGTTAAATTATAACCTCTAAAAAAACTTTTGTAAAGTTTTTATTTATTTTCTCTTGACAAGTAAAGAAAAACGTTATATACTTGATTCAAGTAAAGATAAACTTTACAAAACGAGAAAGGAGGGAACTGCATTGCTTATCACCTCAACACAAGCAAAAGCAATTCGCCGAAAGCAAGCGGACAAGAATTTGACTGCTAAAAAAGCCAGCGAGGAAATTGGTGTGAATCCAATCACTTACAGGAAAATCCGAGACGGAGGCGAAGTAAAGCCCAGCATTTATCAAAAAGCCATGCAGTGGCTTGCTGAAGATTATTAGAAAGGAGCGAACCAATGGAACTGGTTTATATGGACGGCAAGAAAGAGCCGTACACTACGAGTGCAATCATAGCTGAATGTGCTGGAGTAAAACATCACGCAATACAGGAACATATTAGAAAGCAGATTGGACGACTGGAGCAATTTGGAAAGGTGTCATTTAAAATGCGACCTTTACAAAGTGGACAACAGGCAAAAGATTATATTTTGAACGAGCAACAGGCTACTTTGCTGATTACATTCTTAAAGAATACCGAGCAAGTGGCCAACTTCAAAACTAATCTAGTCAAAGCATTCTTTGAAATGCGTGATGAACTTTCTAAACGTTATCTTCAAAGAGAACTGGAAAAGCCAAAGCGCAAGACCTTAACCGAATCTATCAAATCATGGGAGAAAGCACCCAAGCATGCCTATAGCACTCTTACAAACCTACTGCTAAAGGGAGCGACTGGGAAAAACAAAGCCCAACTCATGCAAGAGCGAGAAAGTGAAAACGGTATTGACAGTTTAACAAGCGCGGAACTGACAAACTATCAGCGATTGGAAGATATGGCAATAGCGATGATCAACTTGAATAGGGGGTATTCAGAAATTAAGGAATTAATTTTTAAAGTATAGGAGTATAGAAAATGGAAAATGAGTTTAAGACAGTTACAAATGCCAAGGGGTTAGAAATTCCTAAGTATCCCAAGGATTTTAAAAAGCTAGTTGAGAAAGACAGACAACTAGCCGAATATCTTTGTATGAACTACGAGAACCTGGAGAGTGAAGACCTGGGCGCATTTCTTGAAATGGTGGAGCAGGGATTCAGTTGGATTCTAGATCTTATCGATAGTAAAGACTTGCTTTATAAACCAAAGTCAGGTAGTAATCATGCAAAAAGAAAATAAAAAAATCACTTGCTCAAATTTTGGCCAAGGCGAGCAAGCGACACAATTCAGAGTATAGAAATTTTTTCTATGCTTTGATTATAGCAAAAAATATCTATTCTATCAAATACATAAAGAAAAACCTAAGAGCAGGCAAGCAATTAGAAAAGGTTTTGAAATCAAGCGCTGACAGAGTGATTCTAAGGCCTTGTTTAGCTGAAAGATGGGTAATTACTTACGAAACACCGCTACAAGCGTTCGCCAACTTGGGGCAATCGCCCAGCGTTTGGAGTGGTGTTACTGTATAGGAAAAAGGCAAAAGAAAAGGAAATACTATGACAGTAAATACAAATGATGTTCTAGTAGATTATGAGGGGCTTTGTTGTCAGTTAACTAATACTCTACTAGTCTTAGAAATGGCTAGTATGGAAGACAGTAAACAATCATCAGCTTTACTAAATACAGTAATCCAAGCTATGAACCAACTCATTTCAGAACATACTCAACAGGCTAATGACTATAGAAAGAGGATAAAACATGAATGAACTAGATTTAAGCAATACACAGGCGCTTGTTTTTACCGTGATATTGATTGGCTTTCTCATGTATCTAAACCGCCGAGACCGCAAAAAGAGCGCCAAAAGAGAGCGAGAAAGCACACAGACGATAGAAACGACTAGCGAGGATTTAAGCCCTGATTATGGGCGATATATTCAGCTTGCAGGGGTTAAGCCATGGGGGTACTAAGATGTTTGAAAAAATGATTGAAGATTTAAAGTCTAAGATTTTGGAAGCAGTGGAACGGTATTTAAAAAGCCATGAGAAAGCACCTCAAAAAAGATTAGATTTAATCAGCAAGGTGGAACTAAAGGAAGAACTGGGCATAGGAGATAAAACTTTGACAAAATGGGAAGGTGCAGGATTACCACAGTATATACCGCCTATTGAAGATACTAGAAAAGCGTATTATAAAGTTTCAGACGTTTTAAAGTTTCTGGGGGTAGATGATGGCAAAGACTAAAGTGTATTTTTGGCTGAAAATTGATAAGAAATTTTTTGACAATCTCTTTATTAAGCGACTAAAAAGTATGCCTGGTGGCTATACCATGACAGTGATCTATATGCGCATGATGTTAGAAAGTCTTGAAAGTGACTGTATTCTGTATTATGAGGGATACTTTGAAACCTTAAAAGAAGAACTGGCCTTGAAATTAGATGTTTCTGAGGATGATATATCCATGACTATAGCTTATTTTACGCAATGTGGTCTGATTCAGATTGATGAAGATAAAAATGCCGAGTTAACACAAGCAAAAGCTTTAGTACAACAAGAAACAAATCACGCTGCATATATGAGAAGCTACCGCAAAGAGCAACAAGAGAAAGAAAAAAATCTTACATTGTTATCTAAGAATTTTACAACGTTATCTACATGTAAGACAGAGAAAGAGATAGATAAAGACAAAGAGTTAGAGCAAGATTTAAAGTTAGATATAAATCAAGAATATATAGCCGAGGAAACCTCGTCTAATGAGCAAAGCTCACCTTTCACTTTTCCTACTTGGCTTGAAGAAACAGCTATAAAAGATTTAGAGAAAACAAAACATAAAGAACTTTGGATTCCTATTGTTTATCTGAATCAAGTAGCTAATAAGCGGTATAAGTTTGTTGATAAGACAAAAAGGCTTTTACTAGCACGATTCAAAGAAGGCTATACACTTGAAGATTTTAAACAGGTGATAGATATTAAAACGGCAGAATGGAAGGATAGTCCTGAATTTTCTAAATATCTGAGACCTGAAACACTTTTTGGATCTAAGTTTGACGGTTATTTGAATCAAAAGCCTAAAACCATAAGAGGGAAGTCTGAAGATAACTTCCCAGACCTACCATTTTAGGAGTTGCAAAGATGAAGGAACAATTTAAAGAATTTAATAACAGAAAGATATCGGATAAGGTTTGCGATATTCACCAGGTCAATTATTGGGAAATTTCTGTACCGGTATTAGGGGGTTCAGAAAGAAAACTACAAGCATTTTGTCCGGAGTGTGTAAAGGGAGAGATTAAACAAAAAGAGAAAGACCTATTGCAGCAGTTCGAGGACAGGCAAGCTTACTTTAAAACTTATGATGTCTTAATGCGTGATAGTACGATTCCTAACGAGTTGAAGGGGGCAACGTTTGATAATTTCTTTGTTAAGACGACAGAGGAACGTCAGATGTTAGAGTTTGTAAAGGGGCAAGCCCAGAAGTACCTTGCAGGTATGACAGGAAATACTTTAATCAGCGGTAGCACAGGAATAGGAAAAAGTCATTTATCTCTTGCACTAGCTAAAGAAATCAATGAGAGCTTCAGAGAGAAGAACGAGCCTAAGAGTGTTTTGTTTGTTAGTTTAACCGAGATTATCAAGCAGATAAAAGAAGGTTGGGCTTATGGAAGAAATGCAAACTTAACAGAGTATGAGGCGGTTAAAAAGCTTGTTGATGTAGATTTTCTAATCATCGATGACCTAGGAGCAAAAAATGGGACGGTAACACCTAAGAGTGACTGGGAACAGGATTTCTTGTTTGATATTATCAATAATCGAGAAACTACGATTTTCAACACGAACCTAGACAGTAGTGAACTGCGGACGGTTTATAATGCTAGAAACTCAAGTAGAATTTTGAAAGGTTTAGAAGGGAACACTTTCAAGGCTTTCACGATCAAAGACAAGAGGTACACTATAAATACAGTGAGGGGAGAATTTCAATGAATGATGATAAAATGCGATTTTCAACAGAAAAAGGCTTTGTTGTCTACGAAAAATGTGGTATAATAGAGATAGAAAAAGTTCCAAGGTTTGGAGAGATAACTTTATTCTATTCAGATGGGAAATTTACCCATCTAGTCAAAAAAGAAACTAAAAAATAAGTCTATTGAGAACACCTCAGGGACATACCGTAAGCATATAATGCTAGTGGTATGTCCCTTTTTGTTTGCATAGAAAGGGGGTGAGAGAGATGTCAGGAGATACTTCTTTAGGGTATGTAGTAGCCAATAAGTTTTCTATGGATCCAGATAAAAGACAGAAAATCTTTTCTCAGTGTAAAAAAGAAGGTGATAGCTTAGAACAACGGAAACAAGAAATACTAGAGAAATATGCTAACAAACAAGACAAATCAAAATCTAGAAAAAATGATTCTAAATGCTCGGAGAGTCATAAAAGAAAAGCTAAGAGCAAAGAATTTTAGAAAAAATTATAAACAAAAATCAGATATTAAAAGATGAAGGAGCAAAAAATGACAACTAACTTAGTTAAACAAAAAGAAAATTTAGAAGCTTATATCCGAAGTACAGGTTATAACACTAGAGGGATGAACGTAGAAAATAATCATGTACTCATTGAAAAACCAATCCTTGATAGTTATGGAGATGAACATCAACGTAAAGATCTGGTTGATCTAGTAAATGTTATTGAGACTCGTACCCGTGGTGGGAAGTATGAAGTAACTGACTTTGAATCTGATTCATTACAAGAAGTTAGCGAAAATTCGGTTGAGAGAACAGAAGCAGATAAAAAGAAAACTATCAGCGTTGATTACTTAGTTAAATTATTCAGTGGAAAACTTGATTTTTCACAGGAACAATTAGATGATGGCCAATATAATTTAACGGATTTTCTTGGTAAGAAGATTATTAAATTAAAACGTAGAACACGAAATAGAGAGATTGGGAAAATTCTCCAAACTGCGAAAGTACAGACCGCTACAAGTCTGGACGACTTGAAATCTATTGTTTCTTTAATCAATCCAGAGCGCAATGTATCTATTGTTATTAGTCAATCACTATTTAGTGTCTTAGAAAAAATGAAAGACACTTCAGGAAATTATCTTCTTAAAGTTGATAAAGAGACAGGGACAAGTGAAACATTCTTTGTAGATAACTTTTTAATTGTAGATGATACGACATTAGGGAACAAAGGCGACAAAAAAGGCTTTATCGGAGATCTAGAAAACTTTGTTACTCTGTTTGATCGCAAGAAAGATACACTTAGTTGGGTGAATGCGAATGACTATTTTGGGAAACGGTTGATTTTACATACCCGATTTGATGTAAAAAAAGTTGAAGAAGATTGTGGTTACTTTATTCAATGGAACTAGGAGAAAGAAATGGATATTAATCAAGTATTTGAAACACTGGATGATATAGATAATAAAAAAAGTAAGATTAATTCAGCACGAGAACAGTTAAGCGAAAAAAGGAAAAGCCTGTTAGGCAATCAAGCAGTTTCATTTGAGAACATAGATTCTTTTTTGTCAAATAACTTAGAATCTTTAGAGCAGCTGGAAAAGATGGAAAAAGCTATTGATGGCCTTCAGGAAAAATTTGATAGTGATTTTTCAGAAGCTAATGCAGTCATCTTTGAATACATTTTTAAAGAGACTAAGCAACGGATGGAAACTAAGAAGATCTATAAACAATACCGAAACAAACTTAGACGAATTCTGGACGCATATGATGAAATTCAAGAACTGAAGAAGGATGTAGAAGAAATCCATACAGGTGTAGTCAGAGAAATAAGTCAGAGACATTCTCTATCGCCGTATCGAACAGAAGTAAGTCCGCTTACTGTTCTACCATTCTTAACCCCTGATTCTAGCGGATGGATGAATTTTTCTAAGGAATATCGGGACATCAAAGTGTATCTAGAAAAATAGGGAACAAATTAAGTAAGGCTAGTGATATATGGCTCAAACAAAAGAAATATCGCTAGTCCTACTTTTATGCTTTACTAAGTTTCACATAACAAAGTAAGCATAAACTGAAAAGAAGTAATAGCTTGAAAGCAAGGTATATCAGGGGTTTACAGAATGGAGTGAGTTTCACAGAATGTAAGATATGAGAAACTGAGGGGATAAATTAAAGAAATTTCCCTTGAACTTGTCATACTGAAGAGTTGTCAAACTTAAAACAATGATACCTGGTAAGTGGAGTGTTGGAAGGCTTTTAGCGCTTTTTGTCAGTTTTACAGAATTTACAATTTGACAAATTGAAAGATAAAAAAATTTTTAAATTTAAGTGGAGGTACTTGCCTATGTACGAGTTGAGTAACAGAGACCTGGACGGGATAGATATTGAGTTAGGACGATATAGAACGCTTGCTAATAAAATTTATTTGAGAAGACAGGAACTGATACATAATAAGAAACATAGCACTGAAGATTATACTGGTGGAAAAGGCAAGACAGTATCTAGTCCTACTGAAGCGACAATCATTAGAATTGAAGAAGACCAAACACTAAGATATTTAGAAGGTTTCAAACTAGTTGTAGATACCTTGATGGAAAACTTAATTGAAAGTGATCTAGTAATTTTTAAAATGAGATATTTAGAAGCTGGTGCGACTTGGGAAGACGTGGCAGAGAAACTAAATAAAACTACTCGTTATATAAATAGCCGTAGAAAGGTAATCGCTAAAAGATTTGTGGAATTGAAAGGATATTGACTCCCCCCACCTTTTAAAAAATCTTTCTGCCTAGTAGGGTACCGGTGAAGGGAACTTTTTCCAAGTCGGAGATGTTCAGAGAAAAAGGGGGTAAAAACTGGCCAATTTACTAGAAAAATGATTAGTTTTGAAGAAGGAATCTATGCAGAGTGAGAGACAATCTTTCTGATCTCATAGTCTAAAAATTAGTAGAAGTAAACTTTATTATATTCAAAGAATCAGAGCGAATCTTTGAATAAGGAAACTAAATAATTAAATCCTTTAAGAAGTTTAGTGAATCAAAAGCTAAACTTTTTAAATAGAAATATATTAACAATCAAGTAAATGAGACGGATTATTTTGTGCTAAAAATAATAATCATCACAACATATAGTACTTGACATATATGATATAATAGTGATAGGAGTATTATAGTTTGGTTGGGAGATGAAGTGAATGTGCTAGCTTTTCATGGTACAGGTTTGAGTAATTATGAAAGTATTATAAAAACAGAAAAATTTTCTTTTAATAAAAGAGATGATCATTGGCTAGGGAATGGAGTGTATTTCTTTGTTGATGATTTTGAACGGGCAAAAAGATGGGCGGAGGGGAATCGTCCTGACAAAGATACTGAACCAGTAGTTATTGAAACTGAATTTGAATTTGAACAAGGTGAGCTTTTAGACTTAGACAAAAGCGATGGTTTAAAAAAATTAGATGAGTTCGCTAGAGATTTCATAACAGAATTGAAAAGGAAACGTGTTTTAATTAGTAATACTGATGAGCATACGTTCCATTGTAAGCTATTGGATGCATTTGTTTTTAGAAATAAAAAATACAAAGCAGTTTGTAGAACAATGAAGTCAACAGGAAATCCCATAATAGGGGCTTCTAGGTTTGTTCCTCTTGCGAAACAGTTAAATATTGTCGACACTAATATAATAAATATTTGTGAGTTAAAGTTACATAGTGTGTAACTAAAAAGTGAGGTGATACTATGTTTGAGAATGAAGAAGATTTATTTGAATTATTGGATTTTTTGCAACTTGATTATGAAATAGACTCGCCAACTCCTGGAATAAGAAGCAAAACAAGCGAATTTATACCCTATGATAATTTAAAATTGCCGTCAGAATATTTTGAGGAACTATCATATCAGACGTATAGTATAAATTTAATTTCAAAAGTTGGAAACGAAAATAAAACAGTTACAAAATATCATCCGACTTTGAGAGCAGAAAAAATCAACAAAGAGATTTGCTCGTCAAATTTTAGAATGGAGTTTGCAGCATGAGTACTTATGGTAGTGACTTACAATTAAGGGGAGTGAGAGTTGAAAGACTTATCTATCATATAAATAACGAATTTGAAGATTTGGACAATATTGAAAATGTTGATATTTCTATAATTCCGACTCCAAAAATTAGTAGAGAGAATAAAGGTTGTGGATTGTTAGAACTTGAAGTTACTTTGTTTGATGAAGATTATCTAGAGAAAAAAAATCCACTGTATTTAAAAATTAAACTTGTTGGTATTTTTGAAGATACCCAAAATACTCCTGAAGAAGAGGATGTCTTTGTTAAGTATCTTCCTAATGCGATAAGCATGTTGTATTCTTATGCAAGAGCTCATATTGCTTCATTGACAGGGATGTTCGGTATTGATGTTATTCAAATTCCAACAGTAAATATCTTAAAATTGTTAGATGATGTTAAACACGGAAAGGACTAG